ACTACTTCGCAAGCCATAATGACTGGTTTAAAAAATAAATTCGGAACTTCTTAAATTAAATAAAATGAAATTAATAGTAGGTACAGAAGCTGAAATAGAAACAATAGAGCAAGGTATTACTGATGCTATTGATAATGGGTTGAAATATATTGAAAAAGTCAACTGGTTTAAAAAGAAAACTGATGAAACTACTTACGGCATATGGTATGACGCGTATTTTCACGAACAAATAAAAAGCGTTATTGGTCAAGAAGGTATTGATAATATGATAACTGTCGACACTTCTAACGCGGATTGGTTTGATCAAAAACAACCAAAAGAATAAATAAAAAAAACAATTAAATTTAATATAATGGAAAAAGTAATGGAAAAAGTAGAAAACAAAATAACTGAAGAAGAGTTAAAAACTGTGCAAGAGCAACATCAAAAATTAAACTTATGTTTAAATAGAATAGGTTTAGTATCAGCTCAACACCACGCACTACTTCATGAATTAGCGGGCATCAATAAAGATATAGAAGACAACAAGTCTGCTTTAGAAGGTAAATACGGAGAAGTAAGCATTAATGTAGAAACAGGTGAATTTACCAAAGATGAAGATAATAAGGAAGATTAGTATAGGATCTGACTACAAGAACGATGCAATGCATTATTCAGTAGGTCAGGAGGTATACGGAGGACATACTATATGTGATATTATAGATGATGAAAAAAGTGGTGAATATTCAATATATATAAAAAAAGATGATGAAGTTTTGCCATGGAAAAGATTTAACTCTAATATGGCTATAGCTGTTGAGTTTGATTTGAATTATTAATGAAAAGCATTAATAGTTTTATTATTACACCTTATGAATCAAGGTATAATAATATAAGAAAAATCAACGACAAAGAACTTATAGTAAATACTGATATATCAGAACATAAGTTTGTTAGTAAAAAAGCTGTAGTGGTTTCTACTCCT